CCAACGCTCCGCTTGCCACACCTAATGCACCGCTAAGGAAGCTAGGTCTATCTATTGGTTGGTTAATTCCGATCTGACGTTGTTGCGTAGCGAACCCAGCTTGTTCAAGACCTAAGCCTGTAGATATACCACCAAGTTCTTGTTGTCGTAATAACGCACTGCGATACCCAGCTTCTTGTCTCATATAGTCGTCCATCAACGCCTGTACAGACGCACCCGCTACTCCAGCTTCTCCAGCTGATACTCTAGCTCTAGCAAGTGCAGCTTGTGATTTACGACTACTTGTTCAAGTTCCCGTCCAACTGCCTCTTGTTCTTGTGCTTGACGCATACGAAGAGAGGTCTGTTCCTGCATGAAACGCTGACGCTCCGCAGCTGCTGCTTGTGCTTGGTATCTAGCTTGTTGTCTAGCTTGCTGACGCTGCCCCGCATACGATACAAGAGGAGACGCTACACCAGCTACCGTTGAAGCACCTACTATACCTAACTGTACAGCTGACATACCAGCTGCTGCCTTGGCTCCGACTACTGCTGCACCTATTGCTGGAAAACACATATCTTTACTTCCTCTCTAATATAAATGACAGATAGCCGTCCAAGTGACAATCGTTAAACTCAGCTCCCAACCACTTCAACCACCTATAACTCAACGTGTTACTCTTCATAACAAAGTTAGTCAGATAATCAAAGCCGTCTAACAAGTCCATCATCCGCTCCTTTGAGTGCTTCAAGAAGAACTTCTTTATCTTTGGTAACCGTCGTGTACCTAATAACCAAGCACTGCCGATATTAGTGCCTTCGATAGGAGCCACACCAAATGAACAATACAGATAGTTGTGATCATCTTTCACGCTGTAACACTTTGTACTACAAGCGTAAGACATATACACAGCGTCTCGTGGGTGGTGCATAAGTCCGAGTATCTCTAACATATCTTCTTCCCGCAGGTCTTCGTACAGATCAACTGCATCCATATCACCTTGTGCTTCATCTATCCTAAGCTCCATAACGTCTGCTTCTCGGTATCATCATAGATTCAAACTCTGCAGCTAATAACTTAACTGGCAATGCAGAACTGCTCTTTACTTCGATGGTTGCTTCTTCTGGTTGTGCTTGTACAGAGAATCTAAAGTGACCACTCTGCGGGGTAAAACTGTTAAGTGTTAAGTCAGCCCCAAGGATGTCAGGATTGTAGACGTAGGTATACTTATCTCTGAACTTAGGAGTTACTTCTACAACAAAGTGTCCGGTATCTGCATAGTTCAAGCTACCACTACGAATCGTTTGGAAGGTGTAATCAGATGCACTACGTCCTCCTCTTTCTGTTGGTTGCTTTAGTGTTTGATCGGAGAACCTGTACAACATATTGTACGGGATACCAGCAAAGAATGGAACAGATGTTATATCACCACTCACTGTACCTGCTGTAGCTGATGTCCTAGTGAATGCGTACTTGTGTCCGGCTTTACTGTATATCTCGACACCTGTTGGATCGTAAGGAAACCCACTGATTGTAGTAACACCTCCACTAAAGCTAGTAGTCAATGCACTACCATCTATACGACTGTCCAATAATATAGTGTAAGTAAGTCCAGTATCTTGTAGATCATTCTCCATAGGCAGTACCTCTAAGAATGTATCTGTGGTATCTTTTGTTATAACGTACAGATCGGACTCTATGAAGCCCATGCTTACAATCTCTCTATTAAATGTAAACTTCTGCCAAGCACTCTGTACCTTCTCCTTATTCTGCCAAAAGAACTTGTACACAAACATCTCAGTACGATTACCGTTTACCAAGCACAACAAATTCTCAGTTGCTGATCCTGTCATCAATTCGATACGAGATGGTACATAAGTAGGTACTTGTGCCGTGATCTCAGCAGCGTCAAAGATATTAGTATCGTTATCTACGTAGTATTCTGTAACACCTTCGTAGTTATTCCTACGGAAGTTAAAGTATACATAGTTATTAAGTACCAAAGGCTTGATAGTATCTGATGAATCGTACTCTGTAGCTGGTGTAATACTTACCGTCTTGGGTGTTAACAAATCTGTACCACGAAGTACGAACTGTGTACTGTTAGAAAAGATAAGTAGCTTCTCTTGGAATGGTATAGCGTGTTGTAAGATAGCTACCTTTGTGTGTGCTACTCCAACATCGATAGGTGCAGAGTCTAACAACGATAACACAGTGGTCCTCCAAAAGTTAAAGTACTCATCTGCTTCAGAGAATACAATACTGTTATCTGTGAGGAGACCCAATCTGTTCTTAAAGAAGAAGATGTCGTTTACTTTACTACCAACAAATGTAGGAGCAGGATTCGTGTCGTCATCTCCCGCTAATCTATTTCCCCAAGTTGCTGTGTCTAATGTCCAAGTATTAAAAGTAGTGTCATCAGGTTTAAGTTGTAACGGCATGGTGGTAGCGTTGATAGTAGTCTTTATACCGTATCCTACATCTTCTATCCAACTACCTCCCCCGAACGCTTCTTCGTCGTGTACTTCAAATTTTACATAGTAATCATCTTGCACAAGTTCCGCATCACCACGCACTTTAACACGGAATCCGTGGAATGATTTAGATGGTAAATCTGTAATGTTACCTACTTCTTTGTAAACTAAACCCAGTCCTTGGTCGGCTAATCCATCCTTAGCTCCTATTTGAAAATCAGATGTACCTGTAATCTTGATGCAAGCATTCTGTACTTCCACTGTTTGAGATACACCCGTAGCTGCTATTGTAGCGGTAGCTGTTGCTGATCCTGTACTAAATGAAATAGTAGGTGCTGATGTATATTTTCTACCCCCGTGGGTGACAACAACTTCTGTAACTACGCCTCCCGATAACAAAGCATATCCTTCAGCGTTATCAGTGCCTGTAGCGGGGTTACTAAATGTAACATCAGGTGGTGTGGTGTATCCGCTTCCTCCGTTTGTTATTGTAACAGAAGTTACTTGTCCGCCTGTCCCTAAAGTCTGTGCGAGTTGTCCAGCTATGTATTCAGTATCCGCATCTCTTCCTGTACCTTCTGAGTTACCTGTGGAATCCGCAGATGAGTTCTGACCGTCTCCACTCTCATAGATAAACTTTTGACCGTCTATCTCTACGCTGTATTCTTTACTGTAATCCCCCAACTTAACAAATACTAAAGCTTCGTAGGGAAGTGTGGAACTAAGAGAAGCACCTAACGATACTGTCTGTTGTTTATTTGCTATGAACGTATAGTCAGCTACAGTTAATGCTTTAACATCAGTACGAGGAGTTGTTATACCATTTAAGTAAGTCTGTGCATTAGCTGAGATAGTAACTGTCTTTTCTGTACCGTCACTCAGATCAAATAAAGATACATCGTTGTTCTGTATAACAGCAGCAAACTGATTGTCGTCATCTCTATTGATGTACTGTACATAAGCATCGTCACTAATAGCAGAAGTAAATAACTTACTAATGTGTCGTGTATTAGGTCTTTTTACCAACCCCTCAACAACAGTAGCCCAAGCATTTACTTGCTCATCACACTGACCGGGATACCTGAGATTGTCAGGCTGTTGTGATACTCCCTGTGCGAGATTCGGTACACTGTTTACTAACAGAGGCATCTCTTATCTGTCTAATACTCTAAGTACGCTGTAGTGGTCAAAGATAGTTCTGTCAGCATTCTCAGAGTCACTATCGATAGCTCTAGCTTTAGCTTCTATCTCATCTCTCAAAGCAAACCCTTCGATCTCTCTGCTTCCTAAGAATCGATTAGCAAAGATACGAGCTGCTTTAACTGTGATGTAGTGACGGAACTGCTCAGGCATATCTGTGAATGCTAACTCAAAAGTAATAGAGGCTTTCACCTCTTTGGTCCATACATCCGTGTGATTCTTTCTGTCGTATAACAAAAGTCCACGTTGCACTGGATCACTGTCTGTATAAATTTGTGGGTCTAAGTCTACCTTTAGCGTGTTGCTTGGTAAGTTAATCTTAGACGTGGAAGCATCAGGAGTAAGTACGTACTCGTGCTCCGTATTAAAGTGCCAACCCTCTGACTGTATAGCTTTACTGGTTTCGTCGAGGACTGCTTCTGCTTGAACGACTGTAACAGGAACTGCTGTACCTCCAAGTGTATTAACCGGCGCTTCCCCGAT